ACAAGGAATTACATTAGATTATGTAGACCCAGCTAATGTGGTGTACAGCTATACAGAAGACCCTTACTTTAAAGATTGTTTCTATTGGGGAGAAATTAAAACTATTCCAATGGCGGAATTAGTTAAAATTAATCCAGAGATAAGTAATGAAGATATGGAGGAGATTGCTAAATACAGTCAATCTTGGTATAACTATTATAACAACGCTCAGTTTTACGAAAATTCTTTATTTTATAGAGACACCTGTACTCTTTTATATTTCAATTATAAAACCACTCATACTTTTGTTTACAAGAAAAAAGCAATGCCAGATGGCTCTTTTAAAGTTGTAGAAAAAGATGACCAATTTAACCCACCAGAAGAAATGATGGCGGAAGGAAAATTCGAAAGAGTTGAAAAGAAAATAGAGGTTTGGTATGATGGTATAATGGTAATGGGTACAAACATTTTATTAAAATGGGAGTTAGCTCAAAATATGGTAAGACCTAAATCTGCAAGTCAACACACTCTTCCTAATTACGTAGCGTGCGCTCCAAGAATGTACAAAGGAGCTTATGAATCTTTAGTTAGACGAATGATTCCTTTTACCGATTTAATTCAAGTTACTCATTTAAAACTACAACAAGTAATATCTCGTATGGTTCCAGACGGTGTTTTTATTGACGCTGATGGACTTAACGAAGTGGACTTGGGTACGGGTAACGCATACAATCCAGAAGACGCGTTGCGTTTATATTTCCAAACAGGTAGTGTAGTGGGTAGAAGCTTTACTCAAGATGGAGAGTTTAATAATGCAAAAGTTCCAATTACACAATTAACTTCTAATAGCGGTGGTGCTAAAATGCAAATGCTAATTCAAAACTATAATCATTATTTAGATATGATTAGAACTGTAACGGGATTAAATGAAGCTCGTGATGGTTCTTCTCCTAATCCTGATGCGTTAGTGGGTGTTCAAAAATTAGCAGCATTAAGCTCTAACACAGCAACTCGTCATATTTTAAACGCAAGTTTATTTATTACACAAAGATTAGCGGAAGGAATTGTTTTAAGAACTGCTGATGTTTTACAATATTCTCCTTTTAAAGACCAGTTTGCAATGCAAATTGGAAAATATAATTTAAATCTTTTAGAAGATATTAAAAACTTTTATCTGTATGACTTTGGAATATTTTTAGAGTTAGCTCCAGATGAAGAACAAAGAGCTGTATTAGAAGCTAATATTCAAATGGCATTATCTAAAAACGATATTAATCTTGAGGATGCATTAGATATTAGAGAGATTCATAATTTAAAAATGGCTAATCAATTACTTAAAACAAAACGTAAAAGAAAAGCTCAGGCTGAACAACAAGCTCAAATGCAACAACAACAAGCTCAAGCGCAAATGGCACAACAACAACAAATGATGGTTGCTCAAGCCGAACAACAAAAAATTGCAGCGGAAATGCAATCTAAAATGCAGGTTAAACAAGCTGAGATTGCTATGGAAATAGAAAAAATGAAGAATGAAGCTATGTTAAAATCACAATTGATGGAGACTGAATTTGGTTATAATCTTCAATTAAAAGGATTAGAACAATCACAAATAGACCAAAGAGAAACAGCTAAAGAAAAAGGCAAATCAGAAAGGATAAGTCAAGCAAACTCACAACAATCTAAATTGATTGAGCAAAGAAAAAGAAATTTACCTGCAATGTCTTTTGAGTCAAACGAAGATTCTTTAGATGGTTTTGACTTGTCAGAATTTGGACCTAAATAAAACATGAAATGTTTAAAGATTTTAATACAACAAAATTTAAACATATATCTTTTCCGTCAAGCAATAGTTTAAAAACTTTTAGCGAAATAAAAAAACTACAGGATGGTCCACTTAATCCCGACTACGCAAACTCTTATGACAATATATCAACTGTTTTTAAAAATCTTTTTCAAAACAGAACTAGAAAATATCCAAAAAAATTAGTTGAAGATTTAATAAACAATTCAGAACCTGTCATATTAAGTATAAAAAACTATCATGACAGAAAAAGACCTAATGTAGTAGCTGAACAAATGGGTATGAATTTTCGTTATCATAAAATGGATAGCGCACAAACTCCTTCGTTTCCTTCAGGACATTCAGCTCAAGCTAAATTAATTGCGTTAATGCTTTCTGATTTATATCCTGAAATGCATAATCAATTTATTACTGCGGCAAATCATATATCAAAAAGTAGAATTGCTGCTAGGGTTCATTATGAGTCTGATAAAAAAGTGGGAGAAGAGTTAGGTGAAAGCCTTTATAATCATTTAAAAAATGCTTAAAAATAGTTATTAATTATTGTGTAATTTTGTATAAAAATTTAATCTAATGGAATTTAAAGTAAAATCAGTGGAAGGCATCACTCAAAAATCAGCCGCAGAAATAGAAGAGAAACTTTTAGAAAAGCACTCTTCGGAAAACGAACAATCTGAACCTGAACAAAAAGTTCAGATAACAGAAGAAGTAAAAGAACCCGAGGTTTCTAAAGAAATTGAAAAACCAAAGGAAGAAGAAAAACCTCCCTCGTCAGAGTTAAATGACGAAAACGTTCTTAATTTTATTAAAGACAGATATAATAAAGACATCAATTCAGTTGAAGAATTATTTGAGACAAAAGAATCAAATCCTAATTTACCTGAAGATGTTGAGTTATATTTTAATTACAAGAAAGAAACTGGACGTGGTATTGAAGACTTTTATAAATTACAAAAAGACTACGATAACATGGACGAAGATTCTGTTTTAGCTGATTACATTAGCACGCAAGAAGATGGTCTTGATGCTATTGATATTCAAGATGTCATGGAAGACAAATTCGGATTCAACGAAGACGAAGATGAAGAACGTGATATTAAGAGAAAAAAATTAGCTAAAAAAAGAGAGCTTGCAAAAGCGAAGAAGTTTTTTAAAGAGCAGAAAGATAAATATAAAATTCCTCTTGAGTCAAGTGGGGGTGGATTATCTGAAGACCAAGAAAACAATCTTAGTGCTTACAAGAAAATGATAGAAGAATCTAACTCTCAAAAGAGTCAAGCGCAGAAAAGTCGTGAATATTTTCAAGAGCTTACAAACAATGTGTTTAACGAAGAATTCAAAGGTTTTGAATTTAACGTGAGTGATGAAAAAAAATTACTTTTTAAACCAGGTACTTCGGATGAATTAAAAAACAAGCAAAGTGATGTTGGTAATTTTGTATCAAAATATACTGACGAAGACGGAGTTATGAAAGATGCAGCGGGATATCATCGCGCTCTAGCAATGGCCATGAATCCAGAAAAATTTGCAAAGTTTTTTTATGAGCAAGGTGTTGCCGCAACAGTTGATGATGTGGCAAGAAAGTCTAAGAATATCAATATGGATGTTCGTAGAGCCCCTCAATTAAATACGAAGAACAGTTTAAAAATTCGACCTGTGGGTGACACTTCGAGTGGAAGAGGACTCAAGATTAAAAGTATTAAAAAAGTTTAACAATTAAAATTTTATAATTATGGCAGTAAATATTAGCCCTGGCTTTGACTTACAACCTTCAGCTCAACAGGTTCCTGTTGAAACGAATTATATCAAAGATTTTGATTTCTTGAATCAGTATCTACCTGATACTTACGAGAAAGAATTTGAAAGATATGGTAACAGAAGCATTAGTTCGTTCTTACGTATGGTAGGAGCAGAAATGCCTTCTAACTCTGACCTTATTAAATGGGCAGAGCAAGGAAGATTGCATATTAAATACAAAGCGTGTACTTCAGCAGCAGTTGGTGGTACAGACGCTGGAGCTGTTTGGACAATTCCTAACAACATTCAAAACTTCAACCCTGCATTGGCAAACCCAAACACCAGTAGAGATGCGAAGAATGTTCTTAGAGTAGGACAAACAGTAATGATTTCAGATAACACACCTGGTTCTAACCTTCAAAACAAAGCTATTGTAACAGCTGGTCCAACGGATGCAAATCCTAACACTTTTACAGTATCTTACTATGAAGCAGGAGGACAAGCAATGGCTAACGCTGTAGCGTGTGATGTGTTTATTTATGGTTCAGAATTTGCAAAAGGAACAGATGGAATGTCTGGTTCTTTAGAATCTGATGACTTATTCTTTGATAACAAACCAATTATTATTAAAGACAAGTATTCAGTATCTGGTTCTGATATGGCCCAAATTGGATGGGTAGAAGTAAGTGGAGAAGACGGAGTAAGCGGATACTTATGGTATCTAAAATCTGAACACGACACAAGACTTAGATTTGAAGATTACATGGAAACAGCTATGATTGAAGCGGTTCCAGCAGAAGCAGCGTCAGGTGCAGGAGATTATCTCCAAGGCACTGGAGCTGGTAACTCAGTAGCTGGATTAAGTGGTTCTCAAGGTGTATTCTACGTAGTTGGAAACAGAGGAAATGTTTTTGGTGGTGGTAACCCAACGTCATTAGCTGACTTTGATAATATAATTCAAAGACTAGACAAGCAAGGTGCTATTGAAGAAAATGTAATTTTCGTAAATAGAAACTTCTCATTTGATATAGACGATATGTTATCTACACAAAACTCTTACGGGGGTGGTGGTACATCATACGGTCTTTTTGACAATGATGAAGAAATGGCACTAAACTTAGGTTTCTCTGGATTTAGAAGAGGTTATGACTTTTACAAGTCTGACTGGAAGTATCTAAATGACCCTACAATGAGAGGTGGATTAGTAGCAGGTGGTATCAATGGACTATTAGTTCCAGCTGGTTCTACTTCTGTTTATGACCAAATTCTTGGTAAAAACGCTAAGAGACCATTCTTACATGTAAGGTATAGAGCTTCAGAAGCTGAAGATAGAAGATATAAAACTTGGATTACTGGTTCTGCTGGTGGCGCAAGAACTTCATCTTTAGATGCTATGGAAGTTAATTTCTTAACTGAAAGAGCAGTTTGTGTATTAGGAGCAAACAACTTCTTCTTATTCCAAAATTCATAAGAAGTATTTAACTAATGTTGGGGGAGTTATACTACTCCCCTAATATTTTTATTAATCAAATTAAATTTAAATAAAATGAAAAAAGTAAAAAACAAATATTCCGATAAAGCATACAGGCTTTTAGGAAAACAAATTCCGCTAACTTTTATGTTAGCATCAAGACACACTCAAAGGTCTCCCTTATTATATTTTGATGAAGAAAAAGGAGTAAACAGACCATTGCGTTATGCAAGAAATCAAAAATCTCCATTTGAAGATGCCCAAGATGGCAATGCGGTTTTAGAACCAATTATGTTTGAAGACGGCATGTTGACTGTTCCTCGTAGCAATCAAACACTTCAACAGTTTTTATTTTATCATCCATCTAATGGAAAAATATATGAAGAAATAAATAATGAAAAAGATGCAGCTGAACAATTAGCATTTGTAGAACGAGGATTGGATGCTCAAATTTATGCTAAAGGTTTAAAAGGAGATGAACTATTAACCGTATGTAGAGTTTTAATGGGTGGAGGAGCTGACAACTTAACAACAGCAGAACTTAAACGTGATGTATTGTTATATGCAAAAAATTCACCAGATGATTTTTTACAAACAGTTAACGACCCAATGTTAAGTTTATATGGAGATGTTGTACAATTTTTTACTAACACGTGGTTAGTTTTAAAAAATAATGGAAAAGACGTATATTTTAATTTACCAAAAAACAAGAACAAGCTATTGTCTGTTCCTTTTGGTGAAGACCATTATTATATTGTAGCATCATTCTTTCAAGGAGACGATGGTGTTGAAACATACAAACTGTTAAAAAGAAAGCTTAAAAAAGAAGAATAAAGATTCGTATCTTTGTACTTTATTAACCCTTAATTTTATTATTATTATGGAAAAATTTTTACAAATCCCAGTAACTAGCGAACAAAAACAAATTGTTTCAATACTGGACGTTAAATTAGTAGAGCAAGCTTCTACAACAACTGTATCTTTAGCTTATGGCTCTGGTAAAGTTGTTACTATTACTCACGCAGCAATTGGTGCAAGTAGTGTAGAAATGAGAGATGAAGTTCAAACTGCAATTGTTAAGGCTTTAGAGACAGGCTGGACAAGTGTTGTATATGATTACATCCCAAGCTCAGCAGTGAGCGGTATAGCTATATCATAATGAATAGCTCTATGCAAAAATATGTTGAAGTTTCAGTACAAAAGTCTCTTGCAAGTGGAACAACAACAGCCGATGAATCAGGTAATCTTGAATTAACTGACAGTAGTGCTGACTTTGTTACAGATGGTATTCAAGCTAATGACGTGGTTCACGATACGTCAGATGATAGAATGTATGTAGTAGATACAGTTGTAGATTTAAACACAGTAAGTTTATCAGCAATTGGTGCTGCTTCAGGAACAGGTTTAGAATCTGGCAAGAATTATGTAATTTATTCTGGTGAAGCATCTCAGTCAACGAAACAATTAATTGCTTCTGACGGAGTAGTGATTGTAGAGAATGCGTCTGCTGACCCAATAAATAGTGAAGTAAATATTCAATATAGCGGTTCAACTGGAATTGTAGTTAAAATTACTCACGCAGCTGTTGCTGCTGGAGATGAAGCTATGAGAGATGGTTTTGAAGATGCTGTTGCAGAATCTTTACAACAACCATGGCCTGCAGTTAAATACGAATGGGAACTCCCTTCGAGTTTGATTTTAGATATTGCTAAAGTCTAAGATTAACTAACCAAAACTAAGAGAGGCTTAAATAATTAGGCCTCTTTTTTTTTTTATTATCTTTGTAAAAAGATTAATGAATGATTAACTCGGTTAGAAATACAGTTTTAGCTGTAGCCAATAAAAATAACTATGGCTACATTTCTCCACAAGATTTTAATCTCTATTGTTTACAAGCTCAAATGGATATATTTGAGGATTATTTTTATCAATATAATAGTTGGATTAATAGAGAAAATCAAAGAACTTCAGGCAAGGGATATGCCGATATTGTTAAAGGATTGGAAGAAGTAATCGACAGTTTTTCCGTAGAAGCTTTTTTAACACAGCTAGCTGCAGACCAAAACAACACTAACAAATATCAACTCCCTGCAGATTATTATTTAATAAATAAATTATTTTATTATCCTAATTCTTTATATACTGGTAGTAATACATTTGTGGCGGCGTTTAAACTAACCGATAGTACACAATCATTTATATCTTCTCCTGCAACTATGTTAAGTCCTCAGATAGGAAGCATTATTGTAAATACAACTACAGGAGAACAATGTTATGTAACAGCAATTGATAGTGCTACGGTTCTATCAATTAGCGCAAACATTATGAATCTTAATGATACTTATACAATTTATAATTCAAAAAACATTACTGAAGTAGAAAGAGTAAATCAAAACAAATTATTTTTATTGACCAGCTCAAATTTAACTGCACCGACTACGCAATACCCTGCGTATGTATTAGGTGGTGCTGGGACCACTAACTTTGGAAACACAGTAGAGGTTTATCCCACTACTATTAGACAAGATTATGCGGTTAAAACACAATATATAAGATATCCTTTAGCGCCTAATTGGACTTATTTAAGTACAAGTGGTAATGACCCTATATTTAATCCAGGAGCTGCAGATTATCAAAATTTTGAATTACCCTCTTCAGATGAACCAAACTTAATAGCTAAAATATTACAATACATTGGTATTGAAATTAGAGAAGATGCGGTTTATAAATTTGGACTAACAGAAGAAAACATGGATACACAAGAAACAAGTTAAAATGGCATATATAAATCAATATCAATATTATAATAATAATGGAAATGCTCCAGAAGAGGCCAATCAAGGGTCTTATCAATATATTAGTTTACAAGATATTGTAAACAATTTTATGCTAATGTATCAAGGAAACCATGAGCTTATTAATAATATAAATAGATATCAAGTTTTATTTTATGCAAAACGTGGGGTTCAAGAATTGAACTACGACGCTATGAAGGAAATTAAAATACTTCAACTTGATGTTGGAAATAATTCTCGTTTTATTTTACCTTCTGATTTTGTAAACTGGGTAAGAATATCTCAGTTTAGAAATGGTGTTTTATATCCAATGAGTGAAAACATTCAAACTAATTGGAGTTCAGCATATTTACAAGACAACAATTCCAACATATTATTTGACCAAGACGGAAATGCTTTAAGTCCTCAAGAATCACAAATAGATATGAGTAGAGGAAGAGTGGGGATATATTTAAATAATCAAAGCATTTTTAATAATCAAGAAGGAACTTGCGTAGATGGCTGTTGGTATTTTAAATATGCTGTAGGAGCGCGATTTGGTTTAAACACTGAAACCGCAAATGCAAATCCCACTTTTACAATTGATAAAGCAGCGGGAGTTATTAATTTTAGTTCAATAGGAGGAAGCGCGTCTGTTGTTTTAGAATACGTTTCTGATGGAATGGAAAATGGAGATGACTCTAAAGTAAGCGTTAATAAATTATTTGAAGAATACATATACGCATACATTAAATATTCTATTTTGAATAGCAAACTGGGAGTGCAAGAATACATTGTAAATAGAGCAAGAAAAGATAAATCTTCCTTACTTCGTAATGCAAAAATAAGATTAAGTAATATACACCCTGGTCGTCTCTTAATGAATTTAAGAGGT